GCTTCATCATACGTAATCATATCAGACCACGAATTAAAGCTGTAACCGTGAAGAAGTCCAGTTCTATTAAGTAGAGTCATGATGCCATCAGCAACACGTTTGTAAGCTTCCCAGCCTACTTTACTGGCGATCTCTACGTCACCATAGTTGTATGTTTGTACTCCGAAAGTACCTGAGTCGCGATCAACTGTCTGCGAGATAGGTGGAGCGATTTCTGGTGTGCAAGTATAACCATCCAAATCTTTGCTTCGATAACTGCAGGAGGCAGTGGGTGCGATAGCAAAGGCGCGAACCATATTATGGTGGCGAGCGATGGAAGCGGCAGATTCAATACCAGAGGCAATTTGAGTGACAATTTCATAGGCTGCTGAGTGTACCACATCTCCTGAATTGTATTGCTCCAAAGCTCGTCCAAACTGCTCATACGTTACTCCGTACCGCCGAAGGAGGTTTGCGAGACCAAGCATTCCGAGTCCCACCTGTCGATCAGTTTCAGACGGGAGGTATTCTCCAGAATCTCCGACACCTGTTCGACCATGTAGCTTGCACAACTCGGACATACCTTCAGTAAATGCTCGTGGAATGTCGTCGAACTCACAGGCTCCAAGATTGACATGCTGTAGGAGGCACGTTCCCCGTGAGGGCAGATATACTTCGAGACAGACGTTACCTCGGATTCGTTTTCCATTGTTGTCATACTTTACTTTGTTAAGCCAGATGTCACCGGATTTGATTCCGTAAAGGAGTTGATCTTTGAATTTACATTCTCGCCACCATTCTTCAGTAATGTTGACGCATCGTTTAACCCACGGAAGCTCGTTCCGAGGAGTATTGATAAAATTGAGGCAATCAGGATGGTTGAGGTCGAGATGACAAACAATAGCGCCATTCTTGTAGACCCCACCCCGTCGTAGGATTTCATTTAGTGTACTGTAGATTTTTGCAAAGCTAACTGGACCACTTGCAGTAACGCCAGAAGGACGTTCATGACCTTGTGGATCTAGTTTAGAGAGGTGTACAGCACAGCCAGCGCCAAACCGCAAGGCATGACTTGCAAAGCGCCAGCTAGCTTCAATACCATTTGGACCTTCCATCTCATTTTCAACTACAAACACTGTGCAGCTGACTGGAAGGCGTGAGGTTGGGTCGTCAATCCAGGATTGGACACGACCAGTTCGAGAGATATAATTAGGCATTTTAAATAAGGTCGCCAAGGTGGGGAGGTTTGTAGTTTGGACCCTTCAATACTTTACCGTCAGCACGAAGGATTGGTTGCCCATTTTCGTCCAGTTTGGACATGTTAGATTTATGAACTCGATCTAGGGCTTCATCGAGATTCCATCCTTCGTTTGCTGCATATTGATAGCAAACATACACCAAGTCTGCAAGCTCTTTAAGGACATGATCCAACGGCTCACGGTGGTATGCTTCATGAAATTCAGACCACTCTTCATCGATCAAAGATTTCTGTTTCTTCCGATACATCGCCCCATTCGGGACGCTGAAGGCGGAGCGGAACTCTTCCGCTTGTTGTAGTAAGGTGGGATAATTCATTTTCAAGATAGTGGATTGCTTTTTTCAAGTCTTGCACCGCACTATCTTTATGACCAGCACGGCAAATGTATTTAATTGCGTTACCCAGATGGTAGTTTAGTCCTTGGTCTCGGATGAAATCCCAAACTTCGATTTTCCCTCTGGTGTAATACGTGGGTGAGTCGGCCAATTTTTTACAAGATTGGATAAGTTGTTAGTAAGACAGAAGTTCTGTCGTTGTAGCGCAAGGAAGACAGTAATAATATCTTCCTTATTTGTTTCAGGTTTCTCTAGTGCGTCTTTAATCTGACGCATCTTTAGATCCTGTTCCATTGTCAACTCTATAATCACTGGCGGGGGACCAGAGAATTGGTTGCTTGTTGGTGAAGTCATAATCTGCTGCTGTAAGTATTCTAGCAAGTCTTGCGTTTTCGAGCGCGACTTCTTCTGAAAGATCTTTCTCAGCAAACGCTTCCACCACGGTTTTCCAGCTGTACCCCTTTTCTTCAAAGAGTCCAATGGCACGTTTAATACCAATACCGGGTACCCCTGAGTAGCCATCTGTTTGATCTCCTGCTAGTGTTTGGACAAGATGCCAGCGTTCTCCTTCGGTTTGTTCCACATTCATCAATTCTTTCATGTCGAACAACTTGCCAGGGATCTGCCGCATATCCTTATCAGGTGAGCAGATAATGTTACCAGGATTAGCTGTTGCATAAATACCTAAGGCGTCGTCAGCCTCAAGTGAAGGCATCACAATAACTTCGTACTCAGTCTTGAGTTCGTTTATTACACGCTTGTAACCACAAGGTTTCTTGCGTTGGCGATGCCCTTTATAGTCGGGTTGGATTTTTTTACGAAAGTTTGTACTATCACTAAAGAACAAAATAATTTGTGGTACATCCCACATGAAATTACTAGCGATCTTTTTAAGCTCGCGTTTCACACATGCGTATGCATCACTAAATTTACTAGTGACTAGGATTACATCATCACCCCAATCAACTTCTGTTTCAGCACCGGCACAGCATTTGTAGACGACATAATCCGCATCTACAAGTAGCTTCACCTTCCTTGTCCTCTGTATGCTTTTTTGTTTGCCTTCGGCTTACTGTGCCGTCCGGTTCCTTGTTTTGTTTTCTTTGATTTGAACGGTTCTTTATGAACCTGTCCCATCATTGATTTGCTACGCATTAGTGGGTTTCACTCCAGTTGTTTCCGGTGGTTGCTTCAGCGTCGATTTCGACTCTGAGGTTGTAGTATTCTCCAGCTTCTTTAGCTGAATATACCAAGGATGAACATAGATCTTGTGCGTGCTCGGGTGAGCATTCAAACTGTAACTCGTCATGTACAAAGGCTAGCTGACTGCAGCATAGGTTTAATAGTTTTAAATTGTTTTGATTGATTACCATCCACCGCTTAGCCAGTATAGCAGAGTTACCTTGAAGGCAGTAGTTTAACGCTTTATGCGGTGAATCCACGATAATTTTTCTACCATCGAGAGCTTTGATAAATCCACGTTCTGAAGCTTTCTTAATTGCCTCCAAGAGTTTATCGAGTCCATCAATCGCCTCAATATAGGCTTGCCTGATCTCCTTTCCCTTTTTCTTGGCGTCTTTGGATGAAAGAAGTTTGTCATAACTGTGTCCGATTTTTTCGTCACCAGCACCATACAAAAATGCATAGGTAACTGTTTTAACTAACTTTCTACTGATACCAATCTTATCAGCATTTACTTGGTGGATGTCTCCGTTGAGGAGGATGTCGGCATAGCGTCCGTTGTCATAACGAGCGAGAAAATGGCTAAGCATCCGAAGCTCAATCCCAGCAAGATCAGCCCCGACCATAACTTGATTCGGACTTGGTAAGAAAAGCTCTCTAAATCTACTGTCGCTTGGCACTTGGGCGAGGTTGGGGTTGCGGTGCGCACACCTAAAGGTGGAGGTCGCGACGGAACAGTGGTGATGTATCCTCTGTTCACTCGTAACAAGCTTGAGCCAAGCGTTCGTGCCTTGAGAGAGGAGACCAAGCATTTTGGTTACCGTCAAACATCTCAACAACATCGTAGAAATCTCTGACCCAATCTCTTTCAGAACTGGTTCGTCGATAATAGGCTTCCCAGTTGCTGTCCGCTGGGTCGGTTCCCAGCCATAAAAGGTCTCTAGAATCCATGCTATATGATCTCGTGATGTAGGGTTAAATTCTTTTAGTCGTGTGAATGTTGCGCCAAGAACATAGCCTTGTGTTTTGTTATTTCTTTTAGGAGTTTTTTCCTCGCCTTTGACGAAAGGGTGCCTTTTTCGTAATACTTCATGAGTCTCTTCCAATTCTTTTTGGAGAGTCTGTGTAAGCTGCCATGCAGCTCTCTCATTAAAATACCATCCATGTTGCTCCTGTTGTTGTAGGATAAAGGCTGCTTCTTGTTCTAGCGCAACCCAGCTAGGTATGGGCGGAAGTGCTCGCATAGTTTGGTGGTAACTTTAACATCTTGCACACAGTAATCTTGCATTTCAGAAGACCATTCACTCCAGTCAGATGTCTTACCATACTCACCTTTGTGTTCGTTTAATCTGTATCCATAAGCCTCCAGGCTGTGTGATCCGTATAGCTTAAGGGGCATACCCTCCCAAGTCTTTTGCTTGTCAATGTCGATTAGGTTCGGGTGATATAGACGGCTAAGCAGAAGAGTATCCAAGCAATCACCAGCACGTCTAAACCAGCCATAGAGCTTCCGAAGAACAGGCAGATCGTACCCAATAATGTTATGACCGCAAACAAGATCAGCATCTTCGAGAAGTTGAACGCCGCGGACAATTGGGTCAGAGTTGCCTTCATCATTGAAGACCATTGTCTTATCCGCTTCTGTGTCATGAATGACCAAGCAATGGACGGTAGTAACATTGTAAAGTAAGCCGTTTGTTTCTATGTCAAAGATTAGCATCGTTCCAATGTCGAACAACACCAGCACATATGAACATATTAGTAATTAAGATAAAGCCGTCAAGTAAAATAAGTTTAGCGACCATTCCAGCGGTAGGTCTTGTCGACGAACTGCGCTTTTTCAACTGCTTCAGGTGTAGGTGGATTGGGTCGCTTGAGTTCAGAAGTCTGTTGTTGCATCGAACTCTGGTTTGTATTGAGTTTCATTGAATTTACAAGTGGATAGATCATAACTTAGTTGGCAAGCAACCCCTGTTTCGCCAGAGTAGCGGTTCTTGAGAACTCTAACAGTTGTATCAGAGTGTTTAGTTCCACCCTGCTGATCTCGTTCGAGTCCAATAACTGCATCGCTAAGTTGAGCGATCGCCGCACTTCCTCTAAGCTGGCCGAGGGTAACACGGGCTCCTTCTTCATGGTTTTGATCCGATGATGTACGTTTGAGGTGCGACACAAGGAACAATGCGATGCCTGTTCGTTCAACAAGTGAACGCAAGCGTGTCATTGTAGTGTCAATCATGCGCCGCTCATCACCATCTAGTCCACTAAGGAGGATGGAAAGGTGATCAAGGAAGATGACTTTCGTGTCAAGCCCGGCTGCAAGGTATTCGATTCGGTTGTAAATAATGTCAGGGTCAAAGCTGCCAAAGCCGTCAAACAAATACAAATCCCACTTTGCGAGAGTATCTTCGTAAGCTTCGGTGAGTGTTTGCCTGTCATGTTCTCCAAGGTGTAGTGATTTGCCCACATGGGCAGACATAAGTCCTAGGGCTGTACGACGGTTGGATTCTTCCAACGCCAAATAACCGACCCGCTCCCCCTTGTCAAGAAGGTGAGTTGCAAGTTCACGACAGAAGCTGGATTTACCGATACCAGATCCTGCAGTGATTGTGACAAGCTCTCCATACCTGATCCCGTGAAGCTTTGATTGTAATCCTTGAAATGGGTAGTCATGATCTGCTGCTGGTGATGGTGTTGTAACAAGTTCTAGTAGTGTCTTGCCATCGATGATGCCGTCAGGTCTGTACTCACGAGCATCCCAGATAGCACGACCAAGGGCATCGCTATCCCCTGCAGACAAAGCGTCTGAGGCGTCCTTGTAATCGCCCTGAAGGGCTGCGATGAACACCTTGCCGGGTGGTAGCACTGCTGCTGCATCTTGCGTTGCCTGACGCCCTGCAGCGTCGTTGTCGAAAAACAGGATAATCTTCTCATATCCTTGTAGCCATTCAAGATTCTTTTGAATAGCTTTCTTGGCTCCTGCTGCACCAGTTGGTAAGCTAACCATTGGCCATGTTGGCATGATCTCACTACAACTAGCAGCATCAAGCTCACCCTCTGTAATGACAACTTGCTTACCTGTACTTGGCCAAAGGTGTTGACCAAAGAAGGTACCAGGCGACTCACCTTCGTATGTAAATTGCTTGTCTTTTGTTTTAATCTTAGCACCACGTATGATGCCAGCTAAGTCATGATAGTAGAAGCGTAGCTTGTTACCATCACGGTATATCTTAAACCGTTGGCAAGTCTTTTCAGATAACTTGCGTTTATGCAGCCGTTCGGCTGATCCTAGTATTTGCACACGATTGTGTTGATGAATGTGTAAAGAAGGTTCGCCATCACCGTGTGTGTAGTGATGGCAAACGAAACAATATTCATGACCATCTGAATACACACTATTGGCATCAGATGATCCGCAGTTGTCACATGACTCATGCCTGATAAACTCAGATGAGCCACTTGAGTGGGATGTTTTGGAATGAGGTCCACGGTATGTCATGGCGTTCACACCACTTAGCATATGTAGTTTTAGATCGTTTGCTGATTGTATTGAAAGGAGCTTGGAATACCATACGAAGATCTAGTTCAGGATTGAGCGTTTTAACTGCCTTAATCTTTCTCCGATCATCAGAATCCCAGTAACCTTTGCATTCAAGCACAACACCATTGGGTAGAATAAAATCAGGAGTGTAAACGTGCTCAATAACGTAAGGTACTTTGGTGGTTTCGTATTCATACTTGACTCCAAGCTCAACAAGTAAATCAGCAACCTTTTCCTCAAGCTTGGAGCGGAATGCCATTATGCGTCTTCCAAAGCTTGTTCGATAAGTTCATCCACAATCTCATTAACTGCACGTTGCATCTCATAACGGAAGTCATCACGAGATTTCTTGTACTTAGTCACGGAGATAGGTGGAAGCTTAGCGGTCATGTCGCATTGGTAGAGACCAAGCTCTTCGTTTTTAAAAATGTTAAGTTCAATCATCAGAAGTCGTCCTCTTCGGTGGTAGTGGTAACGTTAGGGGTAGAAGCTTTAAAGCCTTCAGTCTTGCCAAACAATGCAGCGACATCAACATCATTCATGTCACCAGTGTCTACTCCAGCTCCTGCCTTGACAGACACCAGTTGTACACCAACCAGTTTAAGGCTTGTTCCGTAAGTGACACCATCCTTGAGGATGTATGGTTTCTGATAGAACGCCAGTTTAACTGTGCTACCACCATACATGGGCGTATTTTCGTCCGTGATGTGTGTACCTTCAGTGTCAACGACTGGTGGTTTAGTTTCTTCATTCCAAGAGAACTTAACTTTGTATTGACCTTCAGCAACTTCTTCCCAAGGCTCAGGCTTCAGGACAGAACGCTTCGGGTTCTTCAGTTT